CTCACTTGAAGCGGCTCAGAAAGCAGCGGCGTGGTGCGATTATTTGGAAAGCCATGCGCGACGAATATATGGCCTGGTAACAAATACCCGTGCTAATGCTGCAGCCGAACTCCTTGAAAGGATAAAACAGAAAGCACTCCAAAATGGATTTACGGTACGGGAGGTATATCGACACGGCTGGCACATGTTAATTAATCGTGATTCGGTTCAAGACGCCTGCGTTGAATTAATCGAAGCAAATATATTACAAGCAAATGAGATTGCTCCGGACTTTGGCAAGCCGGGAGTCTCAGGCCGTGGAAAAATAGAATATCTGATCAACCCAAAGGTATTGAATAATGGGTAAATGGTTAGCCGCATTTACTGAAAGCACTTCTGAAATGCATGTTCCATGTACTGACATTACTGACAGTACACACAAAAAGTACGTAACGTCCGTATTGTCAGTGCGTCATTTCCGCGTTAAAGATGAAAAAAACCAGGCACAAGTTACTTCAGACTCAGACCGCTGGGATCCCGAATTAGCTACTGAAGGGTATGTCTGGTGTCTGGACTGTCAGCATTTCAATGGAGTGAATTGTAATCATACCGACAATCCATTCCATACAGTTACCAAATGTCCGAAGGCGCCCAGAAAGTGCCAGTGGTATGAGGAAAAGCTATGACCAGACCGCATTAAATTATTAATTAAAAGTCATGTACACACACAATACAGGAGAAGATCTATGAATATTGAAAACTCTGAAACTGTCATCGCAAGGGCAACGAGGGGACCATGTATCGTCAATGATAATGATACTGAAACACTGGAATGGATTCATGGAGATTCCGTAGTACGATTTAAAGTCAATATCCAACTGTGCTGTTCTGATGTGGGATACCTACTCGAACATCTATTTCTTAATCTGATGAATTTAATAACCGATGGAAATACGTTAGGAGGCGCTTGGCCTGATACGGATGGAGAAGAGCAGCTTAGAAATTGGCGATTAATTAATCTCTTATGCATTAAGTCCGGAGCCTGGACAAAGGATGAAGTAAAAGAAAAATTCCTGGAGATTTGTGAAGTTCACGGCGTTGAAGATGACCCTAAAATATTGGGATTGTTCGATCGTTATATTGTGTAGGACAAGGTAAAAAATGGGTAGATTAAGTGAAAACCGAGTTAGTTAAATTAGTGAGTGATTACAATGAAAAAGACAGTACGAAAATCAGGCAAGCAAAAGGTTACACGAAAGACGACGCCAGCGAGGAGCAACGGTAAGCATCCGGGTGGCCGGCCATCTGTTTACAATGAGAAAACACTGAAGATTGCGGGAGACTATCTTGCTAAATATGAACGTTATGGAGACACGATACCGTCCATTGCCGGGTTATCAGTGGCCCTTGGAGTTTGTAGGGACACGCTTTATGCATGGTCTACCGACAAAGAAAAGAAGGAGTTTTCCGACATATTAAAGAAAATATTATCAAAACAAGAAAAAGTTTTGATAAACAAAGGATTGACCGGTGATTTTAACCCAACCATCGCCAAGCTGGTCCTTGGCAAGCACGGTTATCACGATCGCCAAGCCCAGACAATCACCGGTGCTGATGGCGGACCTGTCAAAGTATTGAATGCAGACATAAAGAATTTATCGCCGAAAGAAGCAGAGCGGGCTTATCATGATTTTGCCAAAGGGGATTAATTATCGGGATCCTGATTATTCAGAGGTCTTCGATAAACGCGGCAGGAAGCTGGAGAAGTTGCGGACGGAGCCGGAGCTACTTGAAAAGGTAAAGGTATATTACCAGACGCACCCTTGGGATTTTATCTCTGATTGGGGCATGACCTATGAGCCACGCAACATCGAAAGAGGATTGCCGCCATTTATCCCGTTCGTATTGTGGCCACGGCAGAAAGAATTCGTACAGTGGATCTATCAACGCTGGAAAGCACAGGAACGAGGGATGGGAGAGAAGTCCCGCGATTGCGGTGTCACCTGGCTGTGTGTCGGGTTCGCTGTCTCGATGTGGTTATTTGAGGATGGCTTCTCGACTGGTTTTGGTTCCAGGAAAGAGGACCTGGTTGACTTGCGCGGGGATGACAAGTCTATCTTCGAGAAGATACGTACCTTTATTGATCGTACGCCAAAGGAATTCAAACCGAAGGGATTTAATGCGTGGACTCATAGTGCCCACATGCGGATCACGAATCCGGAGAATGGGGCCAGCATCATCGGTGAGGCCGGTGATCAGATTGGCCGTGGTGGTAGAACATCTATCTATATAGTCGATGAAGCGGCATTCGTTGAACACCAGGAAACGGTAGACCGGGCGCTATCCCAAAATACCAACTGCCAGATTGATATCAGTACGCCCAATGGTAACGGCAACCAGTTCTATAAGAAGCGGCAACGGTTCAATAACACGGAGCGCTTATTTATCTTCGACTGGAAAGATGATCCGAGAAAAGACGACGCCTGGTATCAGAAACAGAAAGAAGAACAAGATGAAGTAACCGTCGCGCAGGAAATAGACCGGGACTATAACGCATCGCAAGAAGATGCCTTTATCCCGGCCAAGTGGGTGGTGGCTGCGATTGATGCCCATATCAAGCTAGGGTTTAGAGGGGAAGGGTTACGGTCTACCGGTTTTGATCCAGCTGATGTAGGCGATGCCAAGGCAGTGGTAAACAGGCATGGATCGATTATCAAACAGGCAAAGCAGATGACACAAGGCGATATCACTCAGGCGATCCCCTGGGCCTTTGAAATAGCCGATGACTTCCGGGCTGATTATGTGATTTATGACGGTGATGGCATGGGCGCACCAACAATGAAGATAGCATTAACCCGGATGGCCGCTACTCGCATGAAGGTGATTGCCTATCATGGTTCTGCAGGCGTTGTGGATCCGACAAAACCCATTCACCTTGTTAAGCGTGAACACAAGCAATTCCGTGAAGGGACAAAGAATCTCCAGGAAAAATCAGTTAAGACCAATACCGATACGTACCTTAACTTCCGTTCACAGACCTGGACATGGATTAGAGACAGGTTTGAAGCAACATATATTGCGGTACAATGTGCGGAGCAAGGGTTGCTGGTTAATGTCGATCCGGAAGATTTAATCAGTATCGATTCAAGCTGCGAATGTCTGACTGAGTTGCAGGCCGAGCTATCTCGGCCGATGCGGATATACACGCCTAACGGAAAGATTAAGGTTGAATCCAAGCCTGATATGAAGAAGCGCGGGGTGGATTCACCAAACTTGGCGGACGCAGCAGTAATTGCGATGAGCGTTAAACGTGCCGATAAAGGTGAAGACACATTTAGGCAAAACATGAAGTTCCGCCGGCACAGAATCAATGATCCGGGAGTAGGGTATTAATCCGGGACTTCTACTGACTCGCGGTAGTACACGACCTAGCCGCCACGTTATTAACCTAGACGTTTTGGCTCCTCCTCAAATGAAAGTGATGATGATTTTAGGCATAATCAGAATATAGAGATGAAAACAATTGAATATGGGCATGGCACAGTTGTACATCAAGAAGTTAGACCTGTATTAGATACTGTAGATACATATTTATCTCTATTCGGTGATAAAAAACCAGAATCAATCACACTATATCCATATGACTGGGCATTAATGGATTTAGCACTCCGTCAGTCAACTGATAATATTTGTGGCTTACATACTCATGATTACAATGATCTAAGAATTAATTGCAAATCTGAACGCTGTTATTGCCATCATTTTTTGGATGATCTAGAGGTCAGAGAAATTGTTAAGACACTCAGTAATTATCTAGAGGCTATGGGAAGTAAAACGCTAATAAATTTAACTATTGATGATGCAGCAAGACAAAAACTGAATAATCGTTACGAGTATTTTTTTCGATGGCGCATTCAATCTTGATTCAAAACCCCATTTGGCCTCTCATATTATTCGAGTTACAGGACAAATACTTTATACCGGCTACGATTACTTTAATCTAGAGTCAGACTAGATGAATTTCGGGACCATAGCTCGCTATACTAGTCAGCCATCGGCCAAAAGCGGAAGAAGAACTGTCAAAAACTTGGTGGATCTTTCTTCC